CCCACGTCTGCTTCATCCTTCTCTGACGGCACTTCGAGATCTGGCCAGTTGACGTTATACTCTCCAGTCTTCGGTTCCGGGAGAACGCCCACACCAATCAGCCGGTCGATAACAGGCCGCAGAATCATCGGTTCGGCATAATCAACCCTGCGCGCATCCAATTGCGTGTTCCAGTTCGATTCATCCTGTCCGCTGGCCAATTCGCCCCGTTCTGAGCCTGTTAGAATTCGTTTGGGTATCCCTGTGGCCGCTGATATCAGCTGTATTAGGATGTCAACCTGCTTTGTAGGATCTGCGACCTGCTGGGCCAGTTCCTTTACTTCGATGCCTTGCGTTCTCACATATCGTTTCAACCCGTGGATGTAATCATCGATCTCATCCTTCAGAGCCGTCATGGTCTGAGGATCTGGGCTTGCTTCCGGATCAAGGGCAAAACCGTATCCCGGAAACGCCCCGCGCCAAAACATTTCCGCCGAACTCCCGGAAACAAGCTCAAGATCCTGAAGCCGGTTGATAACTTTACGCAACCTTGGCGCACCGTACACGTCATCCTCCAACAGCCCTTCGGCCATATGGACAACACGAGTATAATGAACTTTAACTGAAAACTGGGTTTTGTGATCCGACTCAACCGGCTGGAGCGTATAGAACAGCGGCATACCAAAACGCGGATTTGACTTGTCTGCTTCCCACGTCTGGATCGTCGCATTAATTTCGGAATATGGGCGGATGAACAACAACTCTTTTGCTTGCTCCACAGGATCGGTCAGGTGCTCCGGGTTATCATCGAAACCGAGAAACATAACACCGTATCTGCCGATCCCTGACACTATATCGGTCCGGGCTATGTAATGGTACAGGCTGGTGTTCTTGACGAGCATATTCCACGCCTTTTCAAACTCCGTCTCATCCGGTTCCCCTTCAGAGATAATCGGCTTTTTGCGCCATGTCCCGGCAACAGGTGCTTCCACAATCCGATTGGCCACGTCCTGCCGCTCGTATCTGGCCCAGTAATCTTCATACACAAGCGTCTTGTTATAGCCCAGCGCTGTGTAGAGATCCCGGTCAGTTCCATAGGACTTTCCCATGCGAGCAGCGAGCAGCGCCCGGCCCATCAGCTGGCTGGCCATTGTCATGAACATCGGGTTGGCGTTTTCTGTTATTTCTGTATTAGCACTTATCGGATACAGAGTGCGTCTGCGTTTCTGCTGTGTCATGTTCCATTATCTCCATTGGAGGTTGAAATAACACGTCCCAAAGAAAATGGACCTCGCTATCATTCAGCTGTTGCGGCAGATTCAAAAACGCCACCTTGCCTTCGATAGCAAAGATCCAGTCTTGATCTATTCGCGTTGCGCCTGTTACCATGTTCCCACTTTCTTTTTGGTTGAGTTGATCTTATTGAACGCCCCGGACGCCGCATCCACCTGATCATTAAACTTCCCGTTTGGAAAGTGTTCGTGCTCAGCGATGAAGTCCTGTGTCCACGGACGATTCAGAACATATATATTGGAAATCTCCACCTGGCCGCCATACGGTTCCGCCCGGACTTCCTTGGCCCCGGTGACTGCTTCCTTCTTACAAGTGAACCCGGCCAGATTCTTGATTGTGTTCTCTGCGCTTTCCTTTCCGCCTGAACCCGGTTCCTGTTCCACCCAGACCTCAACAGATTTCGTATCCAGCTCAGCAATATTCTTAATGATCTTTTCGCGTTTACCAGCGGCCCACTGTCCCTTGACCACGTCCCTTATAAGGAACGAATCGCCCCACTTGGACATCTTGACCCCGGCTGTCCGCTTTCCGCCGCCCTCTGTCCCGGCTTTGTCCCAATAGCGGACCGTCTTGCCCAGCGCCCTTTCATGCGGCAGTTCGTTGATCACCTGAAAGTTTTCTATTTTGAACATTCCTCCGCCCCTTGGCGACGGGCGCTGTTGTAGCTGACCAGCAATCGCATACTCAGATCCAAGATCCTTTTCCAGCTTCCTCAATTCCGGTTCTGGATACCTTTCTGGCCACAACGGTTCCCCTTCATAGAAACGAGGATCTTCAAACGGCTTTCCCAGAGGGACACTGGTCTTAACCCGATTACCTTCATACCGAGCAGGAAGACACAAATGAGTATATCCCAGATCCTTTTCCAGAACGTGCCCAGAGAGATCATTTTCATTAACCCTTTGCATAATTATGACTTTGGCAACAGTCTTCGGGTTGTTTCCACGGGTGGACATAGATTCATCCCACCACGTGAGAACTTCAGACCGTCGCAACTCTGATTCGCCCTGCAATACATTGTGCGGGTCGTCAACCACGATATTGTCGCCGCCCTCACCCGTTCCGACTCCACGAACAGTCGTGGCAATCCGGTATCCACGTTCATTATTCTCAAATCGGGTTTTGGCATTCTGATCTCCCACCAGATAAAAGGCATGACCCCAGCGGTCCTGATACCATTTCGACTGGATGATCCTCCGGCATTTCAAACTGTCCCTTGTAGACAGCGTTTCAGCATAACTCGAAAACAACCACCGCAGATCCGGGCGAGCATTCGGCCCCCACTCCCATGTTGGCCAGAAGACGCACACCTCAAGACTTTTCATATGCCTGGGCGGTATATTAATGATCAACCGGGAGATCTCCCTTCGGCTGACTGCTTCCAAATGCTCGCACATCGCATCAATATGCCACCCTGAGACAAACGGGCTTTTCGGTTCGACGATATGCCACGCTTGCTCAATGTATGATTTGAGGTACTTCTCCGCCAGCGCCTGTCGGGCCATCAGTGCGCTCGGTATTGGCTGGCGTGACCCCTGCAAGAATTCCTGCGAGTGCTTCAAGTTTCTCCTTTGGTAATGACTTCAGGTCTTCGAGATCAAGTCTGAATTCCTTAGTGTGCCGGAACGCAAACTCCATTTTGCCCCGGAACTTTTCCTCGAACATACCAACGTGCTTTCCGAGCAGTTCCAGAACTTGGACTTTATTGTAGTGCTGAACCGAAACTAATTGGCCAACCTTTTCCCAGCCGTGCTCACCCATCTTCTTTAGGTCTTTGAACTTCAACCCGGACACTGCAGCCGCCTGTTCACGTGTCCAACTATCAATCGGCTTCAACCCACCGTCTGGCTCGTACAGCCCCCGGATATCAAAAAAAGCAATGCAGGCCAATTCCTTCAATATACGATCTGCCGAGATCTCAAGCCGCAACGCTTGGGCAGCCATCAAATCAGCAATCTTGTTCTGGACTTCCGGTAACGCTAACAGATCAGCAGCGCGGGTAGCAGCGGACTCCGGGTTGTACTTCGCCCTTATTGCCGCCTTACGTCCGTTGAAGTCCACTACGTATTGCCGGCAGAACAGTTCCCGTTGTTTAGTCAGGGACTTACCGTTTTTATTATTGTTACCATTTCCGTTCTTTTTAGGTACAATGGGAAGTTGGGCGGTTCCAAGATTGGTACGTTGGAAAGGTTTAGGGATTGGGGTATTGCGCTTAAATTTGCCCATAGATTTTTGGGTAAAAAGTGGTGTCGGATCGTTGTGTGTTAAATTAGTTAGTAATTACATTAGGTTATCCCTTATCATTTAGGAATTAAAAGCCGTTTTTCGGTTACTTTTACAGAAATTTAGGTGGGTTTTAGGTGTAAGTAAAGGACTTTTTTAATAGAGGGAAGGGAAGTGCGAAAAACAGGGATGAAAAAGAGTAATGTTTTCAGGCTATTAGATAGGGTGACTTTTTTTTATTTATTTTCTTTTTTTTCTTTACTTTACGTTTTTAATTTAGTATCATGTAAAACATGACCGAAAACAACCGCATAAGAAACCCTGAGACGAAAAAGGAAGCAAAACCATTAGACAATTTTTCACCTACCTGCGGGACCGTGGGGTGGATACGGATCGGATTGCCAAACGCATTCGCCGGGTCACCAGACGGAATCTCAAGGGCAACTTCAGATTTTAGAAAGGAGACGACAATGCTGGACAACGGAGACATAGTCAAGAGGATGGAACGAGAGATGAGAGAACAAGAAAATCAAACCCCGATGGAAATGGTTGGCCCCGAAGACGACGAATACACAGTTGAATACGCAGATTTTGTTTTATGCGAAGACGGAATGTGGAGAAATAAGGGCTTTCACAACGGCGCTCAGTTCTCATACCAGACCGCCCTTAAAACAGCCGCAGAAAAAGCACACAAAACCGGCAACACCATGTTCATTGTAAACCAAACATTTGGAAACGAATACTCTGTGGAACCTGACGAGCACCCTATTCGAGACGGAGAAGACGACTGCTGCCCTGGTGGCCCTCATCCCGGTTGCTGTGAATTCTGCCCTGCTGACAACTGCTGTTAAAGGAGATCTAATGAACTACGCTAAATTTGAAAATCTGATTTATTACTGGGCTGGGCGCAAATCCTTCGAAACCGGACTGGACCGAGACGACCTCATCAGCGATTTCAATCTGGAATTCCTTAAAGCACAATCCGCTTACGATCCCACCAAAGGCAAGTTTTCCACCTACCTCGTAACCCGATTCAACTGGATCATCGCCCATAAGCTAAAAACCGCCCGTTTAAACAACGCAAGGCTTTCTAACATAGGATCGGCCAATCAACGCTATTTGGTACCGGGAGAAGCTGGAAACAACACCAAATCTGCTTATTTTTCGGCCCCGGAGAACCCCGGATTGAACCCTGAGCGCCGATTATTGTTCAAAGAGATGATCTCCGGGCTTTCCGAAGACGCCCGAATGGTTCTGGATGTAGCCTGGAACGCCCCGGCTGAGATCCTAAAATGGGCACGGGCAGAATGTCCAACAAACCGGACTACCAAAAAACACATCCGCCGATACCTGAAAACGAAAGGCTGGAAAGATGTCGTGATCACCGGATGTTTCCGGGAGATCCGAATCGCGCTGAAAGGAGAACATTCATGATGAATGAAGGCAAACTGAAAAGTATAATTTCAACAAGCAAATGGAAACGCCGAATCATCCGCCTTTTAGAGATCCTATTTTTTGTCATCGCTTTTGCTTGGATGGCTTTCTTATTCGTTGAACAACTTTAGAAAGGAGAATGACCAAATGACAAACACAGCCGACAAAGCCAACAGGCAACCGGCCAATAGAGACGAAATCATCCAACTAATAAAGGATCATGATGAATGGGCGATCGGAGCACTGCTCAAACTCTATTCCTTTCAAACCCCGGACGAACAACAGGACGGATACACCCGATATGATAACTCAATGGGATTCAGTGGGATTGACTCTGATATCCTCTCGTCCATAGCCACCCAATTTATAAACAAAGGCTGGCTCTCCCCCAAACAAACCGATTTTGTGCGCCGGGCGGTTCAGAAATACACCGGCCAGCTGTTAGACGGATTTCCACCCGCAGAACTCAAAAAGCCCGAAGTCAGCCATCAGAAAAAATTCCAGCGCGTCTTGAAGGATGCGTCACTGGCCCAGAACGGAACGAACATCATAATCAAATTTGGATTTCCGAAAGGACAAAACAACGAATTTTATGAAACGCTCAAAAACATCAAAAGTCTTCCCGGACGCCGCTTTCTGAAAAAATCAGAATCGTGGACTGCCCCGTTATCGATGGACAGCATCCAATCCTTAAAGGAATGGGGTTTCAACCTTTCCGACACGCTGAAAAGATGGCTCAAAGAAATCACGGCTCCTGTGATGAAAAAATTAGTCCTTGACTTTTCCCTATGCCCATTATATAAGGGATTAGGAATAATTTTTAATGAAAAGGAGAAGTCAAATGCCAAGTGGAGTGTATCCGAGAACGCCAAATCAATTAAAAGCAGCAAAAGCAAATCTGGCCAAAGGCAGACAACCAAAAGCCAGAGCCAAAGCAACATCCAAATTAAAACAAATTGCCAAAAACCCCGAATGGAGAATCAAGGTGTCAAAAGCGACAACAAAAGCGATGAACTCCCCAGAAATTCGAAAACGACATCTCGAAGGATTAGACCAAGCGCGGAAAAAACACGGAATCAATTTCAAAGGTGGCAACGGACAAGAATTAACTCCAATTATAAAATTAGCAGACAAATTATTATCTCAATGTGGCTTCAAAAGGGAATTTCCAATCAAGACAAAACCTGTGAAGAATATTTTCAAAAATGTTCCGCCTGTATACAAAGCAGATTTTGCAAACCCAGAACAAATGATAGTAATAGAACTAGATGGACCGACTCACCTATCAATGGATCAAAAGAAAATCGACAAAAAGAAAACGAAAACGCTGGAAGCCCTTGGATGGAATGTAATACGCTTGCTTCATTACAATCGATGATAATGATACCAGGGCTTCAAAAAGGATTATATGGATTTCAATCTGAAGGCGTAATATTTATTGATGCCAGAAAAGGAAATTCAATCATTGCAGACCAAATGGGTACAGGCAAAACCGTTCAAGCCCTCGCATATCTCCAGCTACACCCGGAACTGCGCCCTGCCGTTGTCGTTGTCCCGGCTTCAGTCAAACTCAACTGGGCACGGGAAGCAGAAAAATGGATGACCGATCCCGCTGTAAAAGTCCTCAGCGGAAAAACTCCATACAAACTTAACCCATCAAACCCTTACATATACATCATCAATTACGATATATTGCGGAACGAAACCGAGATGAAACCGAAAATCGACAAAAAAACCGGGCTCACCGTTATCAACCCAGCCACCGGAAAACCCAAAATGGAAAAAGTTGAAATCCGGAACACCGGCTGGGGAGACTTCCTGTCAAAAATCTCTCCCCGCATAATGATCGTGGACGAATGCCAATTCATCAAAAACAAAAAAGCATTACAGACAAAAGCCGTTCTTCGCGTTGGAAAAACCGCTGGACGGGTGATCGGGCTTTCCGGGACACCAATTGTTAACCGCCCCGTCGAATTTTATAACATCATCGATCTCGTGAAACCCAATCTGATAGGATCTTTCTGGGACTACGCCCGGACCTATTGCGGAGCAACCCACAACGGTTTTGGCTGGGACTTCGGCGGAGCAACAAATATGAAAAAACTCCACCAGATCCTTTCGTCCACAATAATGATCCGCCGCAAAAAATCCGAAGTACTCAAAGACCTCCCAGCCAAAACCCGGACCGTTGTGCCTCTGGAAATCGATAACCGGGCTGACTACCAGAAAGCCGCCAACGACATCATTGGGTGGATCGAAGACAACGTGGGGGAAGACGCCGCCGCAAAAGCCAAACACGCCGAAATCCTTGTCCAGTTCGAAAAGCTAAAACAACTGGCCGTCAAAGGAAAAATGAAGATGGCCATCCAGTGGATTAAGGATTTTATCGACACGGGCGAAAAGCTGGTTGTTTTCGCCACGCACAAGATCGTCATAGACGAATTAATGAAAAAGTTTGGAAACATCGCTGTAAAAATTGACGGTTCAACCCTGGTTAAGAAACGGCTGGCGATAATAGATCAATTTCAAGAAGATCCTAACACCAAATTGTTTGTAGGCAACATGAAAGCCGCTGGCGCAGGTATTACGTTGACAGCTGCTTTCAATGCCGTTATACTCGAACTTGGCTGGACTCCCGGAGAACATGATCAAGCAGAAGACCGGATACACCGAATTGGACAGGAGAACGCAGCAAACATCTGGTACCTGATTGCCGACGATACCATTGAAAACGAAATCGCAACCCTGTTAGACGACAAACGCAAAGTACTGACCGCCATACTGGACGGTGAAGACGTAAAGGATGAATCCATATTAACCAAACTTATCGAAAGCGTGAGAGGAGACAAACAATGAGCAAATTCACCAGAACGAAACCACCAGAAACACCGCAGGTACAACGATCATGGGGACACAAGGACGTTGATCCAGAGACTCCAAGACAAGCCGAAATAGCCCGTTTCTACATCGCTATCAAAATGATGAAACGCTTTTTCTATCGGCCATGGATGTCCGCCCCGGAAGTTGTTGGGCCTAATTTCGAACGTATTCAGCCCGATGGGTCTATAATCATACAGAGGAGACGATCATGAGCTTTGACGCGAAACAATTCTGTGATGATCACGGAATCCATACAGCGCCGGGCGGCAAACATTACCGGGCAGGGTGGGTGAATATATCATGCCCACTCTGCTCCGGCAATCCCGGATACCACGGTGGATTCAACCTGAAAGGCGGATACTATAATTGCCACCGATGCGGGAATCAGTGGTTACCAAAAGTAGTTTCCGCCCTGCTCAATAAATCGATCCGTGTCGCTAAAGAAATCCTAAAACCATATCTGTCCAAAGATCTGGTCGAAGAATTCCGTGAACGAAAGTACGCTGAACAAATAAAGTTTCCGCCCGGAACCACCAGACACCTAAATGACCGCAATTGGAATTATCTTT